TTTATATCAACTTACCACATTACGAATCCAAATAATCCACCCGATCTTGTAAATCCTTCTGATCCATATGCAGAATATCCTCCAAATCCTTTAGATAATCGATATGGACTTCGTTGTGGTGGATTTAGTCACATGAGTGAAAGAGGAAATCTAAGATTCGCTATTGAGATTAGTAAAATTATCGATAAATACCTGTAACGTAACCTATAGGTGTATCATGGGAGCAAAAGGACCAAATCCAGGAGACAATCCACCTGCAACTCCAGAAGGAACTTTGGATGCAAAGTATGATGTTGCACAAAATGCAAAAGCACGTTCTCAAACCAAGAAAAATACTGCATCACCCCTAGCAGCAGGATGATCTAATGACTGAACGTGAATCTTATGTCCATGAATGGATTGAACAACTTTCTGTTCAACACAAAGAATTAGGTGGTTTTGCCATTTGCCCTTATGCATCTGGATCTGACACTCTAATTAAAGATATTGGTATTGATGATATTGTACCCGAACCTGGGTATGATGTCATCATTTTTATTGTTGAAGACTTTTGGAAACCTGCAAAAATCCGCAAATGGGTGAAAAGATATAACGAAGAGTATCCTCTTTATTGGTTTGTAGAAGATTTGTCATGCGAAAATACTTATATTAATGGAATCAAGACAAATAATTCAAAACTTAACATTATTTTGTGTCAATCAAAGAGAAAGATTGCACAAATGCGTAAAAAATTAGCAAAAACTGATTATTATAACTACTGGAATGAAGATTATTTGAATGAAGTTTTGGGTGATGACGTTAAATTGATTGAAAAAGTGAAGAATCCTTGTCCTTATCAAGCGAAAAAAGAGTTAATTGAGGAAGTATTGGATTACGAATCTTCCAAATAGTCTTATACATATATTAAGACCTTTTGATAGCATTAAATGGCCTTAGGACTTAGGGACATAGACAACTCGTCGTTAAAATACAGGAAAACATCTCGTCAATTTAAAGACATTAGTCTTACATTTACGAGAAATCCTGTTACTAACGACATATTGCCTCTTAAAAATGAGGATGCTATTAAGAAATCTGTTATGAATCTAGTGAAAACTAGAGTTGGTGAGAGGTTCTTTAACAATTTATTGGGTACTGATCTAAAAGATGCACTATTTGATCTTGGATCACCTGCTCTTGCAACGAGTCTTAAGACTGAAATAGAGACTTTACTCGAAAACTTTGAACCAAGAGTTGCAGAACCTAGGGTTGATGTTCAGTTCAAAACTGATTCCAATGAATTGCGTATAAGAATTCAATATGATATCGTTGGAATACCCGCTCCAGCACAAGAAATAGAGTTTATCTTAGAACCCACTAGAATCTAATGTCCTTTAATCAGTTTACTAACTTAGATTTTAATGATCTAAGAACCCAAATTAAAGATTATCTTAGATCCAGTAGCGATTTTAGTGATTTTGACTTTGAAGGATCTAATTTTTCGGTCTTAATTGACCTATTGGCGTACAATTCATACATCACTGCGTTCAATACGAACATGACAGTGAATGAAGTGTTCCTTGATAGTGCAACATTGAGAGAAAATGTTGTTGCACTAGCTAGAAATATTGGTTATACACCCAGATCGGTTCGTGCAGCACGTGCCAGAACCAGTTTTAACATCATTTTGACCGATACAACTGATGTTAGAACGGTTACTCTTCAAGCTGGACAAGTTGCACTGGGTAATTTAATAAACACAAGTTATATTTACTCAATTCCTGAAGATTTTACGACTTTAGTTGATAGTCAAGGTCAAGCATCTTTCGATGATCTCGAAATTTACGAAGGAGTTTTTGTAACAAATACTTTTACAGTCGATTCTTCAATTCCAAACCAAAGATTTATCCTTCCAAACGCAAATATTGACACTACTACGGTTAGAGTCAAGGTAAAAACGAATGTGACGGAACAATATGCTCTTTATGAAGACATTTTGAACGTTGATGGTAACTCAAGACTCTTTTTATTGGAAGAAGTTACCGATCAAAGGTATGAAGTGCGTTTTGGAGATGGAATTTTAGGTAAAAAACCCGCTTCTGGGTCAATTATTGAAGTTACTTACATTGTTAGTAACGGTAGAGAAGGAAATGGAGCTAAAAACTTCACTTTTTCTGGAATTTTAAAAGATAATAACGCAAATCCAATTACAACTGGCATTTCTCTATTACAAACTATCAGTGAATCTCAAAATGGTGATGATATTGAAAGTTTAGACTCTATTAAGTACCTGGCACCCCGTGTATACTCCGCACAGTTCCGTGCCGTGACCGCCAGTGACTATAAAGGACTCATTCCATACATTTACACCAACGTTGATTCTGTGACCGCCTACGGGGGAGAGGAGTTAGATCCTCCAGAGTATGGAAAAGTGTTTATTTCTATCAAACCGAGAGGAGCAAACACTCTTTCTCAGATCACAAAGGAAGAAATTTCAAGATCTTTAAAACAATACTCTATTGCAGGCATCAAACCCGAACTTATTGATCTTAAATATTTGTTTGTTGAATTTGACACTACAATTTACTATAACAAGAACCAAACTTCTGATGTTTCTGAAATTAGAACAAAAGTACTTAATACTTTAACAAATTATTCAAAATCTAGCGATACAAATAATTTTGGCGGAAGAGTTAAATATTCCAAGATTAATGCCTTGATTGATGCAACAGATACTGCGATTACATCAAACATTACGAAAGTAAAAATGCGTAGAGACATGTCTCCTGCATTTAATACTTTTGCAACGTATGAAGTTTGTTTTGGAAATAGAATTTATATCAAGAAAGATGGATACTCCATTAAATCTTCTGGATTTAAAATTTCTGGGGTAAGTGACACTCTCTACATGGGTGATATTGCTGAAAGTGATAGTTCAGGAAGAGTATTTTTCTTCAAGTTGGTGAATAATATTCCATCAATCGTTAAAGTTAATGCAGGAACCATTGATTACATTAAAGGAGAAATCCTTTTGGACGTTGTAAATATAGAATCTACTGCGTTAAATAATAATGTCATCGAAGTTGAGGCAGTTCCAGACTCGAACGATATTATTGGACTGAAAGATCTATATCTTCAAATTGACGTTGGCAATTCTGTGGTAAATACAGTTGAGGATACAATTACCTCAGGCGAGAATACTGCTGCAACATTGTTTGTTCCTACATCTAGCTACCTAAACGGACAGTTCACAAGATAAAATGACAGAAAAGAGAGTTAGCATCAACGAGATTATCGAATCTCTGATTCCTGATTTCCTACTTCAGGATTCTCCTACGTTTACTAGTTTTCTTAAACAATACTATAAGTCTTTGGACTATAGGGGTGGTGCGGCTGATCTTGCGGTAAATTTAAAGGGATATAAAAATATTGAGGAGTTTACTACTCAAAATTTAATTCCATATACTGTATTGCAAGAACAATTAACCATTCTTACAGATAAAATTTCGGTAGTTAGTACTGAAGGTTGGCCTGACAAAAATGGTTTGTTAAAAATTGATGATGAAATTATTCATTATAAAACTAAAACAGCAACAACTTTTGAAGGTTGTTCAAGAGGTTTTAGTGGTATTGATTCTATTAAATCTGCAGATAATTCTGAATTTTTGAGTTTTTCATCAACAACAACAGATTCTCACTCTTCTGGTGTACTTGTTTATAATTTAAGTAATTTATTTTTAAGAGAATTTTTCATTAAGTTCAAATCTGAGTTTCTTCCTGGATTTGAAAATAGAGACTTCTTTGAAGGTCTTGACATTCAAAATATATTAACCAGAGCAAAAGACTTTTATAAGTCTAAAGGAACAGATACTTCATATAAAATTTTATTTAAACTTCTCTTTGGAGAAGATATTGAAATTATTAAACCACAGGATTTTACATTAATTCCTTCAGATAATAATTATTTTATTACTAAAAATGTTCTCCTAGAAAAAGTAAGTGGAGGAGATCCTTTACTTATCAAAGGAAGTCCCCTTTTTCAGGATATAAGTGGAATCGGCACAGTATCGTCTTCCATCTATAACATTGAATATAGACCTGTCGATGGAAAGGACTTTTATGAAGTCTCACTGGACTCTGCAGACTTTAACAACCTGTTTGAGGCATCTGGAAAAACAAGACTGTTAGAGAACGTTTCAGCGGGGTCTGATACTATTCTAGTAGACTCTACCGTTGGATTTTCAAAATCCGGCAACGTTCATATAAAACCAAAAGATTCTAACTTTTATATCAACGTATCTTATACCGATAAAACTGTCAACCAGTTTTTGGGATGTCAGGGAATTAGTGCTGAGTTGGAAGTAAACTCTTCTATTGTTGAAGATAAATTTGCCTACAGTTATATTGGATTTGGTCAAACATCCAGGGT